AAACCTTTTAACTTGGCCATCTTAAATGCGATTTTAGGCCATACAACTCTTTCATTAATAGCTTTAGACCAATTTTTACTATACGATAAAATTGAATCAAGTATGATGGCGGTCTGGATATTAATTTTCCGCTGTATAAGTAAACGCAAAACTGGTGGATGTTGTCCGCTAGGTACGAAAAAGCCATCATTAAACCCAATACCAAGAGTGCTAAGCCTATCAGAAAGTAATACGCAATCATTCCTGAAATGGTACCCAACAGCGTCTTTATACTTCTTAAACTCCAAATAGTTCCCTTTGCCGTCATTATCTAATAAACTCTTTACCCATTTCTTATCATCTTTTGCAAAATTGGCAACGAAAAAATCCAATATTTCATCTTGTTTATATTTTGTGCTAAGTTTGTGAAAAAAATACCTATCGTTCCTACTTGTAAATGTATCCAGTTTTGCATTGACTTTACCCTCATACTTAATATAATCATATGAAGGCGAAGTAAAATGTAATTTAACGGCCAAGTAAGTTTTATATACTTCAAATCCACCATACATTAAACAATGCCTGACCAACCATCTTCTGGTTCTGTTTTTTTTCTTTTAAAACTGCCTTTGCCTTTTTTAGCTTTTACTACCCTAGGTTTATACTTTGGTGTTCTAACTTCTTTAGCAATAGGATTAGTTTTACTTAGTTTTATTTTTTTCATATAACTTATACTCAAAATTTTGTGTTTCTTCACTTACCTTAATTTGTTTAGCGCCATTTGTAATATGAAAATGTGTTGCCATAGGTGTCAATGGTGATAATGTTACTAATCTTTCACAATGGTGTTTCTTTGCCCATTCAGCTAGTTTATTAATTATCTCTCTACCTGCGCCTCTTTTTCTTGACCATACCGTATATGCTACTGCAATATTACCATTTTCTATTCTTGACATATAATCCATTTCTCTTACGGTGTATGGCACTTCAGGACAAAATGCAACACAAACTATTGCCTCTATTTCATCATTAAATTTTAGACCAAATATCTTACGACCATGCGTAATTCTAAAACCTAATGTAAGTTCAGGTCTTACCGGGTCTTCCGATACATCTATGTCATCAAGTTCTACTAACTCTGTGCCTTTTACCCATTTAAAAAAGTCTTGCAAGTTATATTTCATACAGGCAATTTTCCTTGTGGTGCGTGATTAGAATTTTTAAGAAGTTTTAGATTTAAAGCTTCTACTTTGATTTTCTCTTTTAGAGATTTAGATATTAAACTACCAATTGTAGCAGGGTCTATTTCATTATCTTTACAAAAATCTAATACAGCGTCCATGTGTGGTATACGCTTTTGTTTTACAATAGATTCTATTTTTAAACTAAATTCTTTACTATTCATAATATCACTATATCACATAACCAACAAAAAGTAAAGCCTAATTAGGCAGCTATTGTGTTGGTATTTTCTTCTTGTAAAATTTTTTCTAATTCATCAAGCGTAATACCTGTACAACCCATGCTTTTTATATGTCTAGTATCGCCTTCCATGTCAAGGTATAATTGTAAACCATCATGTAATACAGTCCAATTTTGTTGGACATATGTTTCACATATAATTCTATCATAAAAAAATGTAGATTGATTAAACTTAGGTTCTAACTCACTTGTTTCTAAATTTAATAACATTGCTGTTATAAAAAATATTTTTTCCATTATGTAGCCTCTCCAGGATTAAAGTAAACTAAATCAAAAGATTTATATAGCATACAACTTTCTTTCCCTCCTGGTGTAGATACAACACTAATAGTTTGTCCTTCACTTTTATTCATATAATACTGAACAATGTAAACAGGTTCACCATTAGGTTTTGCACCCTCTCTACCCATTGATACACTTTCTAATTCAAATTTATAATGATTTAAATATGCCTCGACTCTTTCATTCGTGCCACAAATTACTGGTAATTGTGACCAATACATTCCATTAAATTCGTTATTTGAATCAGGCTTAGTTTTATGTTCAGCGGATGCTATACTTGTAAACCCTAGTATGACAGCCGCTGTTATGAGATTTTTTAAAAACATAACTTTTCCTCCTCTAGGATAAAATGCGGCCAAATTTATTCTTGCTTGATTTTATCTTTGTTTTGTTCTTGGTAATATTTATAAAAACCTTGTATGGTTTCTTTAAGCGGTGCGACAAAATCCTTTGTCTGTTTGACAAACGCTTGTGATGTGCCGTCCTCTGAAGCGATTAAAACTACAATCTGTTCTATGTGTTTACCGAACAGCTCTTCATACATTATAGCATAGGCGGTACATTGCATAAAATAATTTTGTACCCATGCCTCTTCTTTAAATTTATTTGAAGTTTTAAAATCTATTACAGAAAGTTTACCATTGTAATCTGCGATACAATCAACTTGACCAGCAAGTGTCAATTCTTTACTATACATAATTGTTTCTAACATATGTACATTATCAATTTGGTCTAAGTATGGTTTTAGTATTTTAAATAAACCTAATGGCAATACAGACCTTTCAGATGGTGTTTCACCTCTGATATATTCTTCTATTAAATTGTGTGTTGATTTACCTCTACGAGCAGCTCTGCCCATTTCCCAATTAGCGACTGCTTCGCCTATTGATTCACGCCACTTTTTTATACCGTCACCAGTATTATAATTTAAAACAGTAGTAACTGAAGGATAATTATGACCTTCAATCGAATAGAATCTCATACCATCTATTCTTTTACCTTTTGTTTTAGGAAGTTTGCTCTCGTCAATTGTAACAAAATTAAATGCCATAATAATCTCCTTTTTTCATATCACTATTATATAAGACAATTGCTAGTTTGGCAAGTCTTAAATGTTTCTATGTAACATATAGAGGTTGTTTAGATAATCTCTATCCGACTTAAACGGTTCTGCCTCTCAGCTAATTAAAGTCTTAGCTAATTGTGTAGTTTCGTCAACTCGTCTAGTCCAACCACGACCAAATGTATCAAAGGTACTTAATTTTTCATAATAACTTTGTCTAGCGTCTTGATAATTTTCTATTGCTTTTACTAAACCATGTTCTTCAACATATTCAGAAACAGCTTTTAAAGTCATAGGACCTATACCACCATCTGGTGTAGAACCTATCATTGTTTGTAAATATTTGGCAGCTCTACCTGGTCCTGCATTTACACCAAAATCAAAAACGCAAAGGTCTAAACCACTTGGTAGTTCATCACCTTTCATTTTGTCCCAATAACCTTTTTTGTATATTGGTGCCACATCTTCTACTGTTAAATCTTTCATATCTTTTGTGCCACCATGTTCTTCATAAACTCTTTTAGTTACACCTAAATTAGTTTCACCACCTGGGTCTTTAGGATGATTTACATAACCACCTTCATGGTGTAATATTGTTTCTAGGCATTTGTCATAATTTGATTGCATTATTTTCCTCTCGTAAGTTTGAGTATGTTTTCTATTTGTGCCTTAATAATCGGTTGTCTATTAGGCCAATGTATATAAGGTTCGTCAGATTTTTGTAAGTTATACAAAAATGGTAGTATAAGTTTTTCTAAACCTTTAAATCTTTTTTCAACTTCTTCGTTTGATACTTCTTTAGTTACAGTTTCTTTTTCTGCTACTATTTGCATAATCTCATTCATCATTGACTTGATATCGCCAACATCTTCTTTTACTTTAGAGATTTCTAAATTTGAGTTTTCAACTAACTTAGGGTCAACTTTTGGTTCTTCACTAACAGTTGAAACTGGCGTCATACCCCAATCATCTGTGGTATCAAACCCACGCATATAATCTGGTATATCTTTTGCCATTATTTTTTCCTTTTGCTTGCTTGTATTTTTCTATGTTTTTCTAATACTTGTCTTGTTTTAATGTCTTTGGTATTTTTATTACCATAGGCGTCATGTACTTTACTGCCTGGATGAGCATCACCTATTCTGCTTAACATATCTTTCCAACCACTATCAGTTTTTAAACCACCTACACCACTTACTATATTTATCTTACCAACACCTTGTTTTATATGTTTATTCTTCTTTAAGTATTCCTCTTTTTCAGCAATACTCATCATATCGGTAAACTCTTTACCTGTTTTTGTATTAATAAAATCGTATAACGGCATTACTTATCCGGAAAATACTTTTTTAACATTTCTAATTGGTCATCATATTCAGCAATAATTTTTAATTCTTTCTCAACTGTTTCAATATGGTCGGGGTGTTCAGCGACACCAGTTGCTTTTTGTAATTGTACTT